ACATCTCTTAAGTAATAGCTTTGTAAAGCCAGAAGTATTTACTGAGCTATTTAAGATTACTTTTTCGTTTGCTAAAGTGTAGTCTGTTTCAAATGTTAATTTAGTTTCTGCACCACCGGAAGTTTTTAAAAAAACGCACAACTGTAATTGGTCAGGGACTTCACACAGTGTAGCTACGTTTCCGTAAGAGTATCCAGAGCCGCCTGTGACGGGGTTCTCATACTCAATAATAACTGTAGCACCTAAGTTAGATGCATTATAATAAATTGGGTCGTTTGTGTTATATTCGTAGCACACAATAGGATCTCCTGTTTGATTACAATCTGGGTCATAGGGATTAGCACACGGATCTACTTCTTCACAATCAAACCAGATTGGAATTCTTTTGTCGCCGCAAGCATAACAGTTAGAAGAGAAATCATCACACTCTGGTGGAATACAATAGTCTTCTATATTACAATCATACCACGTATCATTAATATCACATAGACAACAACCATGTGGTGTATCTGGGGTTGGATCTGATGAACACTGAGGTTGTGTTGGATCATTGTTACAATGCTCACAACTACGACAGTAAGAAGCTGGAGCTGGGTAACCATAAGGACTACAGCTTCCGCAGTCTTCTACAGTAGGATCACAGCACATACCACAGGGTGCCCAGTAATCACCACAAGGACAGCATTCATATTCTCCGGGTACGCAACATGTAGGTGGACAGTTGTCACCCATTGAAAGGAAACAACCTTCCGGCCCACATGGACAAGCAGTAATGCCTTCACAACCACCATTACATGGATTACATACTGCTTCAGGGTTTGGTGTTTTAACTATGACCCCCGGAACTGAATCATCAATAAGCACACAAGGAACTAAATTACCATCTCGACCCACACAATATTGGCATTCATCTAATGGAGGAGACGAACATGTATAATTACACAAAGCAATTTGACAATCTTCAGGAGGTAGGGTTGGACACTCCATGTCACAAGGTAATTCAAAATCAGGACTATTACACCCACTTGAATACCAATCAGCTGGGTAACCGCTTCCAAAATTATCGCACTCCCAGTTAAAACATTCAGCCCAACACCCCGTTGGGTTTCCATTGTTATCAACACATGTTTCATTTTTACATTGTTGGTCTGCCATTCTACAAACAATATCTTCTAAGACAGGAGTCCAACCACATCGTCCAACAAAATCACAAATAGTGCAGCTGCTAGATACAGAGCCTCTTTTATAGTTAGGGTTTGAAGAATCTCTAAGTCCTGCTGTGTTAAAGCGTGTGCCATAAGCACCATAGTATGTGTTCCATTGAGTAGAGTTATTTTTTGCACTTTCAAAAGCATACGCTACCCATCTAGAATTCATAAACCATTTATTATCAGGAGATCTAATCCAGTCAGCCATCAGTCACCTCTTATTTCTGAATAGATGTATTGCCCGGTCTGTAGTTAGCAATAACTTCTAAGCCAGTAATATTACAAGGTGTGGGGAAGTCACTCTTGATAGTAATAGTAGTTGAATCTGCGTTACCCATAACCTTGGAAAGTAATTCTCCCTCAGATTCAATTCTAATTGAGCCAAGTAAATCTGTTGTATCATTAAAAGAAAATGCTTCGCTTCTTACTGTCGATGCTGTTCTATTATATCTTTTAATTTCAACTTCGTACTGAGCTGTGTCTTTGTGATGAGTAGTAACTCTCTTTAATGTAAGAACTCCGGGCTGTGCATTGTTGTTATTATCTCTATAATGAATAGGTGACAACTCAAGAGACATGGTGTAGGGTCGCCCAGCCCATACACTCCTGTTTACAAAACTATTGCTTACTCTTTGGCTTGCTAAGTTTCCGGGGAAAGTTAACTTAGTTTTAAAGTGACTACCAAAATCTATTGATGTCACGGCTGATGCTTTGTGTCTTGTGTAAGCTTTTGTTCCCCAGTCATCTCCGAGTACTACCTCTGTTGCATTAGGATCATAGTAAGGTAACTGTACTTCAGTTAGATTAGTATCACTGTTATAGGTGATGTTACTAGAGCCTAGTTTAACTAGCCTATCTAACAAAGGAGTAGCTAGGGTTACTGGTTCTAACGAAGCATAGTAAGGATAGATTGCATTTTGTGATCCATTAGATCTTTTTACAATCGTATACATAGCTCCCTCAAACCCATGAATCTTCTGTACTAAATCTTGTGGGTCTAATACCCAACGATAGAATGCACTTTGTACTAGTTCTTGTCCGTTTGTTTTTGCTGTATAGAAATAAATATTATTCTTAGCATCTCTGTCTACCATAGCTAGTGTATTCATAGAAGGAATAGCTGTAGTTACTTGGTAGTTGACAGGCAGATAGCCATGAGCATGTTGAGACAATTCAAAAGCTGTGCCATATTCATTACCAAATGAATCAGTACCACTATAGATAAACAAACGTTCTGTATCAAAGAAGAAAATATTATTCCCCATCTTTACAGGGTTAGCGGTAGACGCAGTAGAATAAAAACTAGTGCTTCTTAGTTCTACAGTAGTAGGAGAGATAGCTCCACCGTTTGTAGCTGATCCTCGTACTTCAAACTGATTACCACTTTGTGTTGTAATAAACAAAAAGTTTTGGAAAGATGTTAAGCTTTGTACTAAGTTAAACTGACCTGTGTTTACCGTAATATCAATAGGATCTGTGTCAGTAATGTTTTGGATATCATCAATAAAGAAATTAAAATAATCATTTACACTAGACGAAAAGATTGTAGTCTCAGTTGCAATCCACAGTCTGTTTTTCCAAAACTCAATAGCCTTAATTTTTTCTTCACTGTTAATAGCAGTAGGTCCGGGGTTATTAATAGCTGAACCATTTTGTTTAGGTAACAAGGGACAGTATCTAATACGCCATACACCATCTGATTCTTTTCTAATAATAACAGGGAAAGTTCTATGGTCAACTACAGAGTTTTTATCCTCTGCTCTTACTGGTTGATAGTAAGGTTGTCCTGTGTTTACATTACCTACAGTTCTGTAGAAACCACTAGGGAATGTAAAGTAAGAATCTCTAGCGTACCAGATTTCACCTTTGCCATTTGAGTTAGCACCATCATACTGGTAAACAGAATCAGTTCTAGTAATAGAAGAGAAGGGGCTACTAAGATAGCCATAGTCAGGGGCATCAGTACCACCAGTAAAGCCAGCAACTGTTACATCTGGAATAGTAGCAGCAACGTCTTGTGCATTCCTAGTTGTAATAGGTTCGTTACCAAATGTACCTAGTTCATTCATAGTTAAAGCAACAACTTTAGCTAATACATTTGTACTTGTGTCTACGGTAGGTGTAATAAATGTAGTGATTGGTTGCAAGTAGGTCAACACTTCTTTAATTCGTTGAGCAACCGCAGCACCTGTAACATTCACCTGACCGCTAGTAATACCATTTAAGCCAATGATATAATTACCATCAAGATCTCTTTCTGGGGGCTGGTGTACATGGTCTTCACTTGTTTTAAATTTAAAATTAAATAACTGTACATTAGTGTCAGTGTTTTTTAAAACAAAAGATGTACCATCAGCAGGTAAGTTATCTGTAAGAGTAATTGTTCCAGTAGCTGCTGCTGATCCTGCTTCAACAGTATTAGGAATACCTGATTCTCTTCTATGATAAAGATGTTTCATTGCTGCTTGGGCTTTCCATCCAGCGTGCGAATCTACATCATCAGTGGGAGGCGGGATAGGAATCTTAGAAAAGTTTTCTAATGAGTGTCCTACTTCAAAGCTAACTAACGTAGCTGAGTTAACTCTTGATTCGATATCCTCATCAACATTTTTATAACCGCCACCTGATGTGCTAGCTACAGTTGAGATCCATTTGGAATATAATAGGTCATCATCTTTAGATGGTTGATAAGGAACAATACCTTCGTCCTCTTCAATAGCATTAGGGAAACGAACTGTTGCACCATTGGCTTGATTACCCTGAGCATCTACAAAAAACATATCTGCTGTTTTATATTTAAACTTATCACCCGAGTGAATGTAACCGGGGTGTGGTTCTTGAAACCCTGAGATACTACCAAGTACTTTCACTTGGCTGCTGTTGTCAGGTAAAAACTTTAGTTCTTTTTGTTTGTTATAAAACACAGCACCTGCACCAAACGTAACACTACCCATGATTTCATCAATGCTTAGGTTAGGGGTGGAGTCTGTCTTTAGATTAAAGTGTTGGATATATTCTTTTAATCCTCTGTCAAATGATTGATACTCAAAATTTTCTTTTACCCATTGAGTAGGTTCAATTCGATAGACAGTTACAATTTCTTTTGTGTTCTCTACCGCTCTATTTATAATGATACAATAACGATTAGCCCCATCAACATCAATAAAGTGATAGTATAAATTATCCGTATTATAATAGAGTGCCGGATCAGAGATTCCACTAGCAGTGGGTGGTGGTCCCCCTGAAACATAAGGAATATCAAGGTAGTCTCCTTCAGTACCTGTATCAATGTGAGAGATAGGTGGTCGTTTTTCAGCTGATCTTTCTACACTAAGTAAAACATTGTCAGCTTCTTGTGTTTCTTGTGGTAACCTTTTAAGACTAGATCGTCTAGAGATACCACCATTTAAACTTTGAATAGGTACTTTGACTGATGGCATGGATTACCCCCTCCTTCTAACATTTCTAGTGTAGTTCCTACGTGCAGACAGTTCTGCTGAGGCATCACCACCAGAGAAGAAAGACTTTCTCTTTTGATTAATGTCAGCTGCCTTGCCCTTAGCCCCATACACAGCTTCTTTCTGTGCTAAGAACTGATCAACAGACGAATCACCTTGGGAGATAACTTGATAATCTCTAGCAGCAGCAGCCATGATGGCTCTTTGCATTGGTGATTCAATGTCTTCCCAGTCTAGATTAGTAATGATTCTAATATGTACACCATCAATCCCACCCTTGTCAGCCCAGTTAGCTGTATCATCTGTAACATTAAACAAATAAGGAGGGATTCCTTTGTAAGAAGCGATGATCATTTGTTGTTGGTCTGCACTATAAATAGCTTCAATAATCTCTGCATGTGCTGTGTTAGAAGGAAGGTAGATATATCCATTTGTATCAGGGAGATACTTCTTTCTATAGGTATTGTTAACTAAGCCACGCATGACATAGCTTTTGGTTGACTCAGCAAGTACATGCTCAGCAACGCTTGTATCCACACCGGAATCATCCTCCAAATGATTTACTAAATGCTCGCCTGACATCAATAACATATGGTTAATGGCTTCCAGTTTGGTATACATACCCATAGATCAGTCCTCCTTGTTATAAGAAGCCTTTTTATTCAAAGCTTCTTTGCGTTTCTTACAACCACAATCCTTTTTCTTTTCTTTATTCTTTCCTAGGAAACCACCTGTACTGGTCAATCGACCTAGGGTAGCAATGTAAGCTACTTTTTCTACAGTATCTCCTAAACCCTCAGATTTTTTCTTTAGTGGATTATCCATTAAGTTCCTTTCTTCTTGGGTGTTTTCTTTTTAGGTTTGTCTAAAATCTTCATAGCGTCTTTGCCTGTTAGTTTAACAGACTTACCACCACAAGATGATATATAATTTTTCTTAGCCATTACTTCTTTCCCTTCTTCCACGAAATACGCTTTGGTCCTTTTTTAGTTTTGGCTTTAGAGTTACACTGAGATTTAGTAGGACGGCAAGCAGGGTATGGTCTCTTGCTACCACCCTTAGCAGACTTACGTCCGCACGGTTTGCCAGTCTTGCAATCAACCCAGCCTTTACCTTTGTTCTGTCCAAACCATTTCTTAAGTCCAGATGATTTCTTTTTAGCCATTACTTTTTCTTACCCTTACTCTTGTTACCCCAGTTTTTAGCTCCTACCTTACGGCATTTAACTAAAGCACCTGAAGCATAAGCAGAGGGCCATTTAGTATATCGTGATTTAACTTTCTTAGTACAAGCGTCACTTGCTTTTTTCTTTTTCTTAGCCATTAACACTTCCACTTTCTACGTGCTTTACGCAATCTACTGTTAGGATCTTTAGCAGCCTTGGGAAACTTTTTCATTTGCCCAGCTGATCTAGCACAATAGCTTTTCTTACGGGATCCTCCTCCGGGTTGAGGTGGTTTTAATTTAGAGCCTGTTTTTTTATTGATCATTCGTCTGCCTTTGGCAGTTAGACCACCCGATTTGCTCTTACAACCATTACCAATATTGCAGCCTTTCATGCCGCCCTTTTTTTTCTTAGCCATGACAGACCTCCCTTCTAAAAAATAGCCTCGGGGGGATTGCTCCCCCCAAGACCGTCCTGAGGTAGCGAAACTCAGTAGTGTAGATTAATTAAAATCAAGCAATGCCCTTCTCTAGACCGCAAACAACGGCACAGAGTTCTGGACGTAGAATACCACCACCGGACATCTTCGATGCAACGGTGAATTGAGTATTACGGCGGACATCAGCAACGGTGTCAACCTTCATGCCCTGTAGGTTTAGAGAAGCAACTGCTTCTTTCTGCCAAATAAGAGCCTGAACTGGGAACATTGCATCAAGACTGTCAGCATCAGTAGCACCAGATTTGTTAAAGACATTCCAGTCAAAGTCGTACTTGGAATCACCAAGATCACGAACAATAAACTGGGCATCATTGCCAACGGTAATATCACTAGTGTTAGCTGTGAAAGCAGCAGCACCTGATGGATCCTTACGAACATCAGCAAACTTAGTACCATCAACAATAATTTCACCACCAGCAACATCAGCAGCAGCACCTGTCTTATAAACAGTAACACCATATGCAGCTGCGGCATCGTTAGCCTTAACAGTCTGTTTAGGCATGTGGTTAGTCTTGACAATAGTAACGCCCATGTACTCAAGAGTATCAGAGAGTGCGTTCATGCCAGTTCTGTAACCAGCACCAAGACCACCAGCGTCAGCAACGCCACCGAACATTGGTTGCATGCTGTTAGGTGTAGTGTTTCCAGTACCAATAGCAGCCGCAGTTCGAGCAATACCAAGCGCACGGATGTCTTGGAAAGCCTGAGGAGTTACGGATGCATAGACACCTTCAGTAGGTCCATCCATTTCCTGTAGCCTAATCATATAACGCTCAAGATATTCTAGGAATAGTAGAGCAGCGTTAGTACGAGTAGTGTTAGTGGTGTTAGGACCAGTGTGACCAAGGTAGTTAAAGACTGAATTGGCTTCAAGATCATAAGTTGATGCATCACTATAGTCAGCAGTCTGAACAATCCCGTTAGCACTAGAGGTAGCCATGTTACCACCCTTAGACATCGCAGGGCTACGTGCATTCATGAAAGCACCCTGAGCAATTAGACATGCAATCTGCTTGTCTCTAGCGTTAGCAAGAGAAAGACCAGCCTGTCGTGCTAGCTCAGAACGATACTCCCACTGAGTGAGTAGTAGCGAGATGTCATCAAGCTCAAAGTGCGAGGCCATTGGTCTCGAATCGAGCGAGATGTCGAACCACTCAGGTGAGCTGATGTCGCTAGAGCCTACAAGCTCTTCGCCAGCCTTCCACTGAGCCTTCATACCAACGGTGCCAGTGATTGGGAATCGCATGGTAGTACCTGAGGTAATAGACTTAGTAGTAACTAGTGGTTCAAAGATGTTGTATTGGTCA